GACAACTTTTTCCTTGTTTTCTTCTGATGTTATGTGGAGTGTCCCGGCAGAACCCTTTAACTGTTTTTCAACTCGGGCTTTACCGAATTTATCAATCGTTTTTACGTTCTCCGAGACACTCATATCCAAATTCTCAACTTGCTCTGACATAATATCCTTTATCGAATCCCAACGTTCGCCGGGAACTGCTGGCCCATCGGGTCAATGTGCTGACAGAAAATAGAGGTGTCTAAAAGAAATGGGAATTCCATTTTTTGATACTTTTTGTATTTTGCAACGCCACATTTCTCAAAGATTTTCTCTTTCATAACACGGTCACACCAAAATAAATCTTCGGTGCCGACTTGTGTATTATAACTTGCGGTCTCCGGGTCGTACCACGCTTTCCTCGGCGTTTCAAACACCCGGCGCACGACAATCGGATTCCCAAGTGTACTGCACGAGTACGTTTCGGACTTATCATAGAGGGGCTTCATAATAGAATTGTGAATTAACGTACAACCCATCGGGATTCCGTCAACCCAAATCTTCTCGCCCCGTTTCCATTTGTCATAGTACCCCGTGCCACGCCCACGAAAGATTAATGGCTCCGGGTGGGAACCCTTACAATAATACAAGCCACACACGACCGGGTACTTGCCCGTCCGCATATATTCATTCATCTTTAGAAACGTGTCCGGCGGTAAAATAACATCGTGGTCGATAAATAACGTCCACTCAAAACCGTTTTGTATTGAATGCTGAATGCAAATATTTCTCGCATCGGCAACCGCCCATCCCATCGGGCTGTATTGGTCGAAGGATTGAAAAATATCTCCGTTGGCCCAATTGCACGGGATGACTTGGCCGAACCTCGCCATCATCCATTCGACACGGACGTTGCCGGTCGTCGGTACTGCGATACAAACCTTTTTATGCCACCCGGCCCACGTGTCTCTTTTTGGGGCGTCTAACTCGGGTTGAATAGTTTTCTTTTTCTTAATGACCATAATTATTTCGCCCCTTTCTTTTTCTTCTCTAGCGTTGTCTCGAGAACTTTCTCGAGAATAACTTCCATATTACCAGTCTCCGACCACGTGTTTTGTTTCAAATCCCACGGCAGAGGTTTGTAGACTTGGTATAATGGATGCTTGGGGTCGAAATAAGTAAACGTCGCTTGATTACAGCCGTTGCAATGCGTCGGGTCTTGCCAAAACCCAAAAGAGCCGGCGTAAGGAAAGGCTAACCATAACTGTCCGCCCGGTTCCATAACCCGCCACAACTCATTCATTAAATCAATCATCAACCACGGTTTTATATGCTCGATGACGTGGCTCATCAAAATAACACTGCACGTATTATCCGGCAAAGGAAAAGGAAACACTTCGATATCGTGTATGATGTCAACAACGCCGGGTATCTTGCGCTTGTCCATACCGATGAAGCCCTTTTGCTTATTCAGACCGCAACCGCAGTCTAATTTGATGCCTCTTTTATTCTTTGATAGGAGTGTTTTAACGTAGGTAGGTATTTTAATGCGGAATTTCTTACGTATTTCTTTTACCATTTTTTGAGTCCCCCTTTTAACTAATTAACCCTCCCCGGGGTTTAGCCGGGGAGGGGATGTTCTTTGTGCGCCCTTCAAAGGAATCTTATCAACTGAACCTCAATTGATAAGTCGCATTGACGTTCTGGTTACTCGCCCATTGCGAAGTCGCATAAGTTGTTCCGGCCAAGACAGTCCCACCGCTTGACGTATTCACCAACGCAACATTCTGAATGGTACAAGTTGAAGCCATATCACTACCGGCAAACTGAGCCGTGGCTTGTAACGTCTTTGAAGAAATTGCGGAATTCGTTGTTGTAACACGAACGCCTGTTTCACCGGCAAGGGATGTGTCTGCGACACCCGGCGCTGTGCCGGTTCCGATTGCCATATGAGATACTTGTTTGCTACCTGCAATAGCGCCGATAGAACCAACGATGTAATCTTGGAAACCAAGATTAACAACGGTGTTCTTTCTCCAACCGCTGTCTCCAACGATTTTACCCGTCTTAGGGTCGGTGATTTGCATTCTAGCAAACCCTTTTACTTTCGTAAGTTCTGCTGATTTCATAGTACTACCTCCCTTTTCTGGACGCCCATATAGAACCCACACAAAAACTATACCACGCCCTGTTTTCTTCTACAAGGTTTATATACTTAATTTTTCTTTTACCGTTACATAGAATTCCTTAGTGTCAATTACTTTATCAGAATATTGTAACTGCAAAGAACCGATATACACGCCGGCTTTCATCAAAACTTCTTCGGATTGGACGGTATATTTGACCTCGCCGATTGAATAATCTACCTCGGCGCACTCCTCCGATAACAAATTTCTGTTATTTTGTATATCGGCAATGTTAAAAATGACTTTTACCACTCCCGTTAAATCAACGGCGGTGTCATTTTTATCCCGGGCTGTGAAATTAATATCATACCCATAATTTCCTCTGACAATTTGCATTTTAACCCTCCACTTCTATGTCGACGTGTATTGTATCGATGCTCGGCGTCACATATAAGAGTTGAACCGATGTCGCCGGCACCGTTGCCGGGACTATCCCCATCGTAACTTGCTCACTGCATCCAACGATTTCTGTAAACATTATTACGCCCCCTTGTTCACTTTCAAATTATATCTTAATCGCCTCGTTATATTTCTTGTGAACTTTTCCTTCACCAAATCATATTTTTTGAACCAATCAATCGGGACTGCCACTTTCTCTCTCAATAAATATTTAGATTTAACGTCCGGGCAGTACGAAGTTTTATAACCGGCCCATTCTATCCGTGCTAAAAGGTCGGCGGACGCCCCACCGCTTCCTAAATGCCGGTCAAATAATCCAACCTCCGTTAAACAGCGCCGGCTAATCAAACAGAATTCAAGCCCGGCATAAACGGTGAGGCCGGAAGTCTCAACAAGCCCCTCGACAATCCCAATACCGTTCTCGAATGTCCAATCCCACATTTTATCTAACCACAACGGGTCAGTAATTCTCACTGCCGGGTTCAAAAGACAAATCCATTCGTGCCGTCCAACGATAATCCCCTGATTCTTACCGTCTGCCGTTCCCGTATCGTAAGAATTCAATATGAGGTGGGATATCCTTTTCTTTTTAAGGTATTCCCTCGAGCCGTCCGTTGACGCTTGGTCGACAACGATGATATTTACTTTCCCTGTCGTGCTACAGAAAATTCCCTCGAGGCATTTGGACAATGTTTCTTGCCCGTTATGGTTAACGATAACGATATCGATTCCATCTGATTTTCTTTCCATCATATTCTCGAATTTGCCCCCGGCGATTCGCCATCTCCTCCGGGGCGTGTCAGAACGCCCGGGTCGATATCTTTTATTCTAATGTTACCGTACTCCTCGTACATAAGATTTATGATTGGCTTGCCTGTCGCCGGTACATCAAGCCACAGACTTAATATCTCGATGTGCGACGGCATTCTTAAAATCAAAATTGGGATTCCATTCTCATTTATCACGCTTCAACCTCTCAAAAGTTAACACGGCGAACTCGGGGCGGTCGTCTTTGTTGATTACGTTCAAATCGATTCCCCATTTGTGCATCTCTATCTCTTTGTAGACCGGGGCAACCGGCAACGAGATGACAATGCGCCCATTTTTGTGACAGACTCTTTCCAATTCCTTGAATCCGTTTCCGATACTCTCGATATGCTCTAAGACCTCGCCACAAATTACTGTATCGAACTCGCCGTCCTCGAAGGGAAGGTCGTTCACATCGCCGTAAAGGGCATTGATACCTTTGTCTTTCATACGGGCAAGACGGATTTTGGAAACGTCCACCGCCGACACGTCGAATCCCTGATTCCGTAACACTTGCACGCAGTAACCGTCGCCGGCTCCAACTTCCAACACCTTTTTTCCTTTGCACAAAGACATCATTGCATAAATCCTGTCCCATTGATGTGGCTCCCCCCTGTAATGCTCTTCGGTTAACGCCAACTCAACGGCAAATTGTTCATTCTCATCTGATAAATCAACGTCGCTTGTATGAGTTTTTTCCAATTGGGGCAACTTTTCGATTTCATACACGGCGTCGATAACCATTTGAGGTGTAATTTCTTTCATACACGGAACCGGCAACGCAAATCTTTCTGGACACGCCCTCCACCAATCCTGTGTGCGCCACCAACACCCTTTACATTTTTTAGGCGTCTCAATGCTTATATTCTCGGCGTACTCAAACGTAATCCTCGGCGTGGGGCCAAACATAACGATAGAACGGGTCTTGACTGCCTTTGCGAGATGAATTAACCCGCCCTCGTTCCCGATGTGGAACTGCGCTTTCGTAATCAGGGCGGACGCTTCTTTCAAAGTCGTGCGTCCACGCATATCTAACACGCCATCAACCTTCGGCTCGTGGATTTGCCCCAACTGAATGACTTTGTATTTCCGTTCATTCAAAACAGAGACCACTGCGTTCCAATATTCTGTCAACCAACACTTCGTTTGCCGGGCCACATCAGCGCCGTTGTGAATCGTTACATATTTCTCGCCGTCTAACAATTTTGTTTTGTCGAAGTCCCGCCAATCCAACTTTATGAATAAATCTTCGTCGATATCCCCGGGCAACCCGCAACTCTTAAACATAATATCATACGATGACATCTTATATTCCGGGAGGATATTACACGATTCTATCCACCCGTCGTATACCTTCTGAAAATCAATAAACGCTTTGTCAAACTCCGGCTGAAACGCCTTCGCCTCTTCTGTTTGGCAATAAACTTTTGTTACATACCGATTGTCAAAGACCATATCGAACGGTTTTTCCAAAATCTTATCAAGAACAACTTCCCACCGCCCGTTCCCAATCTGAATAACCCGGTCAACGTCCGGGTGGTCAGTAATCAACTCCGTACTCCCCCGGACGAACGCCGTGATATGGCTCTCCGGGAACTTTCTTTTAACTGCCACGGCTAACGCCGTTAATATTAACGTGTCGCCGACACCACCAATCCTTAATAATGCTATTTGCATCTGAGTCCCCCTTTTAATTACTAATTAACTACCAATTTGTACTTTATTGGTAGTTAAAATAAAAAGGGGCGAGGGCTATTACACCCCGCCCCTCAATTATATAAAACTTAATCTTTTTCAGACTAAGCGCTGTGTCCCAAATTGCTGATTTTGACAACGGCAGTTTCTTCTTCCAACTTGAAGTCGATGCGCAGTGTCATTGTCACTTCGATAACCCGTTTGCGAGGCTGTCGCATAAATTCATAGGAGATATCCCTATGAACACCAAAAATCATATTGGCCGGATTAATAAGAAGCGCCTGTCCACCAGAAATAATTGGCGGGCCGGGGTCAAGTTGGACTGTCTCGACACCACCGACCTTGCGGACGGGGATACCTTGATAAGTCGGCTCTTGTGCTTCGAGTAAATAACGAGTAAACGCTTCGTTAACACCCTTGCCGGCTAACACATTGACATAATCCAATCTTGCACGATGGCTTGTATAGAAGCGCCAAGCGTTTTCATTGTCGAGATACTTACCCGGCAACATTTTCAAGGCGTTATACAAAACCGTGTCCGACAACGTTCCGTTTGATGCATCATAAACATTCGTTGTCACCTGTTTGAAGAACCCGTCCAATAAATCACGGAAGGTTCCTGTTGCTCCCGCAACGTCGCCCTGTAAGGCGAGAACGTCTAACTCATAACCAAGACGCCCGGAAGTGATTTCAAGAATAGTATCCATCAGGCCTTGCCCTTCAATACTATCTTCAAGCGAATCATAACCAATGTCGATTGCTATAATCGCTTCCTGTGCGTCTAACGTAACTTTCGACGTTGTCGGCTTTGTCGTCGTGGTATGTTCTGTACCCACGGCGGTAGGGATTTGCAGAATGTCACCCGTGTAGGTGATTTTGTCAATCTGCCGTTTATTTGCTTTCATCGGCACACGACGTGACTCGGTTGTGATGACGGCCTTATCAAAAATCCCACGAACCATCTTTGCAGACTGCTCTGGATTTAATAGACCGCCGGACGCAAGGTCACCGGTCGTGAAGGCCTTCTCTAGAATTTTATCGATATCCATTTCCTGCCTCCTTTATAATTTAACCTCCAATGTTCCGGGGGTTTATTTTCTTTCTTTTAAGGCCTTGTCGAATTCATTGACGTCCGGCGTGTCACTCGTCCCATCATCTTTCAATGATGTCTGAATGCCCATCCGTTTAGCAATTCCTTCAACGACTTTCGTCGCAGATTCAAGTCCTTTTTCGATACCGGCCAAACGTGCTTCTGCTTCGTCGCTTCTTTTCTTCTCGACTTCTGCTTCTGCATCGGCATCTTTTTTCGCCTTCTCAACAGCCTCGGCATTTTCCTTCTCGACCTTTTCGGTCGCCTCTTTGTCCTCGGCGTCCTTCTTTTCTGTTGCTTCTTTTTCTGCCTTTTCCAAATCTGCCTTCTCATCCGGCGTCAAAAGTAACTTCTGTTCTTTCAACGTGGTCTCGATTGCTGATAACCTCTCGACCAGACCTTTGAGAATAGGAGATTCTTCAAATGCTTTTAACATTTCTTGAATTTCCATAACTGCCTCCTCCTTTAATTTTTCTTGAATGCGAGGTTTGGCATCGTGCAAGAGTTCGGAAATGACAGCCATCGCCTCTTCCAATTTTCTGACTCTTGCGCCGGATAACACCCGCCCCTCTTTATCAATGACGACTTTGCGAGACTTTCCAATCTCGGTTAACGCTGATTCACCTTGCGTTAAAACGTGTCCCTCAAAGACATCGATTACTTTCGTAATTATTTTTTCGCTATTAGGCGACTGGCCGACGGTTAACAAAAGATATCCCATATAATTTTTGAAATACTCAAACGCTTTTGAAACCATTGTCACACTCAGATACTTATTGAATGCTCCAACGACTTCTTCAACGGTGGGTTCGTCTTGGGCGTCAGTTTCCTGTTTTTCTGATGGGGTTAACTTTGCTACCACGTCGATTAAGATTGAACGGAAGTCCTTAAAAAGTTTCTTCCACTCTTTTTTCGTGTCAACACCGTCCTCCTGATAATAATAGATATTCCAGAACCCTTGTTCAAGAACATCCACGGCGGACTGTGTAGATTTATACTGAAATTCCCGGTTAAAGTCCATCGCCTTTTCGGAGAGGACGTCTGTGCCGGTGTCTTTCCGCTTAAATAAAACAACCTTTGCATCTGGAACGGCCGGGCGGTCAACGACGGCAATCCTGTCCACTTTCGTGGCGTGTAAACGATATTTGGCTTCTAAAGTCATTTCGACTCCTCCTTATTTTTCAATCGGTTCCCGTATTCCAGAAATGCGAACAGAGAAGCCGGCATATTCACCGTTTTGAATTTTCTCCCAAACGTCGTCGTTGTGAACCTTTACGGCGCCGAACCACGTTCCCTTTTTTAATTCTTTTCCGTGGTACTTTAATCCATCTTCCCACGCTATTGCCGACTCAACGATATCCGCATCGATGACGTCCCTATGCATCTCATCGATAGTCCGATAATCAACCATAAAGTCGTGGGCAACCTTTTCGATATCGTCTCCCGATATCACGTCGCCATCGTGGTCTGCCGTTTCCGGCACAAGAAATATACCATAGACGAGACGTTTCATTTTATCAATCTTTACGATTTCTAATTGCTCGTCATTCACTTCATATTCTTTTGTTTCTGCTTTTGTTTTCTTTGTATCTTTTTTCTGATTGACCATAGTCGAATTGCAATCTTTACAGCGTGTCTGATTACAAGCGACGCCGGACTTTGCCTTTTGCGATTTACCGCATTCAGGACATACACAAGTAAGTTCTGCCTTATCAATATTTTCTATCGACATTTTGTCCTCCTGTACCATAACAGATTGAATATCGTGGCCCTCAACCCATCCCTTGACTTGTTCAATCGAGAACGCAGATGAAGAAAAACGATACTCCATCAACGCCGGGGCCTCCGTCTCTTTTAATTTACCGAATATACTAAAAACATCGTCCTGTACCTCACGCCGGGTAAAACTATCGTCCTCAAAAAGGTCAACCGCCTTAACGGACACAACGTGTTCGCCGTCTTGCACGACTTCGCTCAAACTTGTCTGTTGCTCTTTGAGAATAAACTCCGGGGTGTTGGGTTCATAAATCTCTGTGCGTCCATCTTGCATCGTAATATTTAATTTTAGGAAACTCATCTCTTGGTCTACGTGGAATTCTGTGACCTTAAGGATTTTTGCGGTGTGGTCGACCACCCATTTCTTGGAGGTCTCTAAATCCCATCCCTTATTCTTTGCAAATAAGTATGTGAAAATCTTTCTGCACGAAACACAATACAGTCCTTTGACGCCTTTTCCCTTTGAGACGTTAACCGTCCTCACTTTATGGCCGGTGTGATTTTCGGCTTTCTTTACAGGGATGCGGATATTTCTTTGAGTAACCTCGGGCATCAATTCTCCATTCTTTAATTAAATTATAACATATTATAAAATAACACAAGATATTTCTTGATTTTTTATTTTTTCTTTACACGGATTCTCCGATGAACGCCTCGAGGCGCCGGAAGTATTTGTTTACCTCTCTGTAATATTCATCGTGCGCCCACCATCGATTTGTCGCATCGGAATCAATGTCGACCGGCTTCTTTTCTTTTGCTTTGTTGCGAATGACCTCACCCGGCTTGGCAATATAAGTAATATCCTTTTGAGGAACGACAAGAACCTTCGACGGATTCATAACAACGACTTCCCCCTCAAACATAAACTCCTCATTATACAATGCCGGCATATCATAAACGTCATCAACGTGTATTTTTCTTTTGAATACCATTCCCGGCGTGCGTGTCGTCTTACTCCCCGTTCCAAGTTTTATCGTCCCCTGTCCGGCGAACACTCCGGCTTGCTGTTTGCTCAAACTATACGATGTTAAGGTTTTCGTATTAAGCGCAACGGGATTTTTCGTTCCGTATAGTTGAATAACTTTTAGGGCCGGGTTCTTTCTGATTCCACGGTAAACAGTTATGTATCCGTCTTTGTCGGCGATTTCTTTCAGTAATAATTTCTTAATTTGTTTTTGATGTCTCAACATATCTGCCCCGCCGTAAAGTTTCTTGATGGCCTCTAAATCTCCGGCTGTTTTTGCATTCGCAATCGCCTCACCGACATCAACGTATGCGCCCTGACTGGCGCTATCGAGCCAATGACTCTGCATTTGGTCAACGGTATCGGTCGGCACGGCCTGTGTGTTCTGTAACTCTCTCATATATTTATGTGTATTATTTTGGTCGTCCCATACCCCCTCTTGAGACAGTCTTCTCTCGTCAATCTTCGGCTTCGTGCCAGCCGGAGATAACTTACCGCCAAATAAACTCGCACATCCATTATCTTTGAACACTACTTCTACCATCGTCGTTCCTTATAATATTCAACGCCAATTTTATCTTCTCTCGTGTAAAAGACGTCTTGCGATTTTAATTTATTTTCAAATGCGTCCGCTAATCTTTTCTCACCCTTGCCGTCAATGATAATACCGCCGGCAAACAAGACGTGGTCTTCAAAAGGGCCGAGCATAGCATTGGGATAGTTGCCGGCACGAGCAACATCGACTAATGTCAAAAGAGAATTTGATAATTGTCCCTCGGAATTCATTGTAAAAGTTATCATTTGCCCGTACACTTTCTGTAATTTGCTTTGTACCCGGCGTAACCCTTCGCCTTTTTTAATGTCGATGCTCTTAAGCCGGAATACTTTCCTAAATATTTCATTGCCGAGAGAACACGCCCGGCATCTACCATCGCTTGCACGGTACTTATCTGGTCTGCCCCCATCTTCGGCAAATTAACAAACGCCGATAGGGTTTTATATCTGTCTTTGAAACTTTTTACCAACGCCGGGGATGGCCCGCCCGGAACACGCCGGACAACACCGTCTGCGCCACCCTCCCATACCTTTACCGGCTTGTAACTTCTTAAATCAGAAAAATATTGTGTACTGCATCGGCAGTTAACGACCTCTTTTGCCGGGGCGCTTGGGTCGTGGTCGTGCGCCATAGCAACACCGCCGACCATAAACGTGTTCTTCACCAATCTCACCTGACCATCCGCCACGGAATGTGTTGGGCGGACGATATCGTCCTTTGATGACGACCATCTTTTCTTTTTAATTCCATTGCGGGCATAAGTCTCGTGCTTGACGGTTGATTGGGCGATGCGGGTCTCTGTCCGGGCGATTGTCCTTGCCCGGTTCTTATATGTTTCCTTAAACATACCTTTGATTTCTTTTTCAACGGCGTACGGACTCATACCGACCTTTGCATATGTCTTTGCGAGTTTATTTCGGAAGTTTTTTAGCGTGGTCTTGGTAATGGAGCCGGTAATCTTCTCACCCCTCTCGGCGAAACCACTAAGCATATCCGGGTTGCGAAGATTAAACTGCGGGGCGACCTTCAAATCTTTCATTACTTGATTGCCGGCGTAATTTCCTGATACAAGGTACCATTTATAAAGTACCTCCTCCATCTTTTCGGGCTTGACCGCCTTGCCCCAATCATAAATCATAGCGTTTATTCTTTTTGCGTCTTTCTTCGTAGCCTTTTCATAAAGACCGGGGTACTCATCGGAAAAATATCGATGCAGTTTCTTAAACAGCCCTTTTTTATTGGCCCATTTAATGGTTTCCCGCCCCTGACGTTTGAATTCTTTATAAACATCCGTGGCACAACCATTCTCGATTTTTAATTCCGATAACGACCGGCCCTTATCAAAAATACTAATCTTCATTTTTAATTTTATCTTTCAAGAAACATTGGACATCGACTTCCCCGGACTGCAACTTGCCAACGATGGCCAACACGCCGTTCCCACCGACATAAACGTCCCGGAATGTCCCGCCGAGGAAATCATTCTGCGCTAACATCTCCGTCTTGATATACTTTTTCTGCTCGGGGTGATTAAGTAAAGACACGTCCTCATCTGTCCGCCAATTAACGGCATCGATGTATTTTGCTATAGCCTCGCCTCTCATACCGCCGATATCTTCATCGATATAATCGTCCTCGTCAACTTTCTCCTCGATTATTTCAATCTCTCCAACAGGAACAAGATTGCCAGCAATGTAATAAGTGTCGCCACCGTCATATTCTTCTAGCCCCAACTTCTTTCTGATTTGATTCGGCGTATAAACACCCATATTAAAATATTTCTCATCGATATCGGACTGCGTTTTCTTGTCATCGATGTCGATATCATCAAACTTAAATCTCCACGCCGTGATACCGAATCCCTCTTTGATAATTAACTGATTTATAATCCATTCAAAATCCCGTTGCCGGGGATTGATAACGCTGTCGAGGTATATGCGGTCAACGTCCTCGGCTACACTGCCACCGAGTTGCCCTTTCTCGACAATGCTCGCCCGATACGGCGGGACGTGATGAGCAGTTAAGATATCGTCCCGCATATCTTTGCGGTAGATATTAAACGAACTTTCTTTTGCTTCAACACTTAACTTTTCAAAGACAATTTCACCACCCGCCGGTAACCCAAAGACCATCGTCTTGTGCGGGTCTGCTTTTACCTCGGTCTCAAAATATTTCTTAATAGTTTCCTCGACCGTCGTGTTCATTTTCATACCTTTTATGATTACCGCATACGCCGGCACACCATAATTGGTAAAGAAGTCTAAATTATATTCAGCCTCTTTCATTTGCCCATACATCTGGACGATTGAACTAATCCATTCCGGCGAACCGTACCAAAACGACCGCCACGAATATTGACGGACTTGGATTAACTCATTGGCCACAGACTCCGGCTTGGCAATCTTTCCAAACGTGCCGGTATCTTTATTCAGTACCCGGTCATCACCAAAACACTTAAAATAAACTTTCTTTTGTCCAATCCTCTGCAAGAATTTATCCTGTGTCTTGGCCCATCGGACGGTCGTCGCATTGACGTGATATAAACTCTTGATACTCTTTTCAAGGACATCGGATTCCACGCCGTCGCCCCGGACTAATTCGATGTAGCCGTTACCACACCCCTCGTAGTCTAGGAATACCTTTTTCATAACCGACGTGATGTCCTCTTTCTCATTTACTTTTATGAAAAAGTTTGTGAGCGCCTCCTTTTCTTGCTCGGCTCTCTTTTCTTCTGTCTCTGTCTCGTCAACTAATTCTAAATGCCAACCGATACCAACGCTGTCTTGTGTTTTCGTGCGAACACAAGAACCGTGGACGACGTTAACCTCTAGCCACGACATAAGTTTTGCTAAATCATACGGTGGAGATATCGCTTCCGCCCCAAACTGCCCCTCCGGGACGATTTGTTTTGTCTGCGGGATTTCGTAACGCTTCAAATCGGCTTCACTGAAAACTTTACCGAGGTTTGTAACAAACATTTTCATTTCCCCGGGCGTTTTTGATTTGCTCTTTTTAATTGCCATCGGTAATCCTCCTTTATAGGATGCTAACTGTCATCTCGCCGAACGAACCTTCCCCTTGCACGCAGTTAAAGACGGCCCCGGCAACTGCATCGGTGACGTCTTTACTTCCCTTGCGAGGATGGTCGACCTTTTTCCCCTTTATCAATTCCAACCGCCGTGCTTCGGTGAAAAAGATATCGCTTTGATAACATCTAACACGCCCGGAATAAAACATTTCTTTAAGTGTATCATACGGCCCCAAATCTTTATCGACCGACAACCTCTCGGCGCTAATATTACGCTTATTCAATTCCTGTATGCTCTCGGCACTTTGGAATTGGTCATATGTCACCTTACCAAAATAAAACTTCCTCTTTTGCATCTCATAAATATAAGACCGCACGTTTGCGAGGTCGATTTCCTTCCCCGACAGCGGTTTTATCTGCAACATTAAGTCTATCACAATAATATCGACGTCCATATGGCAAACTGCAAGACCGCAAGCGTCCCCGGTAAGCGCCAAGTCAATATGTGAGTAATATGTGAACGGCTCTTCCCCTACAAACCAATCAAAAAATTTATTATCCTTGTCCGCCGGGTGAATCATTGTGTTGTCAACTCCGGCTTGCAGTAATTTCCATTGCTTAAAGTACGGTTCCAATACCAACGACGGTCTTGCGCCCAAATCCCGCCACGCCTTGTCCGGGTTCTCGTCAAAAGTCTTTTTATATATTAATGGTATCTGCGCACCGTCTAATTCAAACGTCTCGCCGTTCTTAATCGCCTCGATATCCTCCGGCTTGCTTTCCCATAAGGCCCGGCGCTTTGAATAAACTGCTCCGGGATGCCTCTTTGCCTCTTCCATTTTACGTTCTATAAAATCGTCTACGTACCTCGGGGACGAAATCATAATCCCTAAAAATCTATCCTCATACCGGGACTGCGACCGGCGGTACAAGGCGTAATAAATTTCTTGGGCAACATCGTGGTCTCCCGTGTCCGTATAAAAGGCGCCCTCGTCCATTATCCAAGCGATGAGAGAATATCCTAAAGGAAAAGTCTCTGCGCTATTGCCGGGAAGGATTGTAATCCCTTTATTGAACCGCAGAACACTTTTTATTTTATTATCAAGACCGCCAAACTCCTTAAACCACGGCGAGCCATCAACCCGTGCTTTGATTTCACCGAACACGACGTTCTTGGCTTGCGTGGCCGTCGGAGCCATATTCATAATCGCCATTAATGTGCCGGGAGCCTTCTTATAAAACCTCTGTGGGTTTTTCAAACAGATTAATCTGTATGTAATATAAACGATTCCGATTGATGAGATGAAACTCTTGCCGGCTCCGATGGCCTCATCCAAAACGCACTCCTGATACTGACTAAATTTATTCGTTGCCAACACAACGTCGTGGTCAACGTCAAAAATATCCCGCAAGTCATCCATCACCGCCGGCCATACGACACCTTTTAGATTTAAGTATTCATCGCTCTCAACAAACGTCGTAATATCGACCGGGTCTTCTTCCCAATTGGTCAAGCCGTCTAAGATTGCCTTGCCACGCCGTCTTGCCGGCAACGATTCGCCTAACGAACCGACGCAGAACATCAAATCAACTTTATCTATATCAGTATTTTCTTCTATCATATAAAATCCTGTCCAAATAAACCCAACGTCGTCCCTTTCCATAAAACCCAAACGAACATATCGATATCCCAAACTATTAAACTCGGATTATGGAAATGGATGCCCATCATTTTTCTTTTCCAATCTTCTTCTCAATAAAATGGTACAGCAATGACGCCCACGCTACCGCAAGCGCACTAATCATAATCCAAAACCCGACCGGGTTACTCTCGCCAAGCCCCCATATCGTTTGGCTTATGCTTTCGCCCGTCTGCGCAACACTTATCCATTCCCATAACCCAAAACATAAAAAGAATGTAACAAACACGCCGAGGAAATACCATTTCTTTGTTTTTAACCCGACATAAACTCCGCTACCAATCATCCCACCCGCTAATAACACGACAAATATGATTTCTGACACGCCCATAATATTTTACCTCCCTATTTTCAGCCCGTTAAACCATCGCCGGATAATATAACTCCGCATTAACGATATCGCCGTAAACCATACCCCAATTAACAAATTGCTCCGCAGAGGAATATCGATTCCAAACAATGGAAACACAATTAACTGACTTAATACGGCGACACTATATCCAACCGCAATGTTTGTCAGCGATTCAACTAAACTCATCGCCCGGCTTTGGCTCATATCTTCCCCATAAAATTTAATTTGCTCCGTAATCTCTCTTGGCAATTATTACATCGGTCGCCGTTTGTATACATCGACATTTTATGCCGGCACTCGGTACACCGGCGCCCTTTACCATTTGATTTAACTATCCCCCACCCAATCTCGGCCCGCTTCGATATCATTTTGCCGTCACCCTCTCTCATCCATCACCGCCATAAGAGACAGGGACGACTTGCTTAAGGCCGTCCGCCGTCTGCAATCTTCCAGTACTCGCTACCGTGCGTTCTGCCTCTCGGTCGGAGTGACATTTAATTCTATCGCCTTGACCGGGGTAACCACGCCCGGACAAATGCAACATCGCCTCGACCTTTTGCGGGGATTGTCGTGCAGGGGTGTTCGGAGTCTTTCTTTGTAAAACATTCTCGTCAATTGCTTTCGGACACTCGACCGGGTGATGATGCGACCGGCATTTGCGACAATACAAATCGTTATTGCTCACTCTCTCACGCCCCATTCTGTTTTACAAAGGAAAGACTGCGGACACCCCTCTCTCTTTGGGGGAGAACTCATTTTGTTATGCCAGTAACAAAAAAAGACGGGACACCTCCATCTTAACGCCCTTCGGCGCCGATGCAGATATCCCGTTCGTTAACTAATATAACTTAACATATACTCTCCGTCAAATAAAGATTACTTAATTTTCTTTATTCAATCTCACCGCTTTGCAATGCCTCCTCAATATTCTTCCCACAGCGCATTAACATCTCAAGCCCGCCGAACGGTATCGTCGACACCTCGTTGAGAACCCTGTTAACCGTTTTTAATTGACTGCGGTCAAGGATAACGCTCGTCTCTTTTGTCTTTAGCGCATCCATTAAGGCGTCCTTTATGCCCATAAACGTTTTACCATCTTGGTACGTCACACCGCCTTTGCTGTCCGCCCAACGGTTAAACATCCCGATAAGAAATCCGACAAAGATATCAGCCGGCCCCTTACCCTCCGGGACATCTGATATCCCTTCAAGCGATATCTCCATATTTAATCTAAATTTCGTGTTCTTGTCTTTACCCATTGCTCACCGCCCCTCTCTTATTGCCCCTGTTTATGATAACCCCTTCTCCTTGCGGTCAGATTTCTCTTTAATCCGCCCTTTAATATAATCGACCGTCTCATCGACCGTCCCCATCCGGCCCTCGTCCTCGTCTAAGACCTCAAAGCCCCACTCATCTTCAACCGCCAGAATAAACTCAACCTTATCGAGGTCATCCATCCCGAGGTCGCCCTCTAAAGTATTTATGCCTAAGATATCCCTTGCCCTTACCCCGGCGTGTTCCTCTAACAGACCGTATATTTTGTCCCGTACAACGTCGCTCATCGCCCTACCTCCTTTTGCTTTGCGCCCGGTACCCGCTTGCGCCGGTAACCGCACGCACATTTGTCATAATTTTGTTACATCGTTTACAATCTCTCACCATCTCTCATATTTCCGGCACATCTATCACAATCCCTCACAATCTCTCATAATTTCCAACCATCTCCAACGATTTCTCACCATCTATCATAATCCCTCACAATTTCTCACCATCCCTCACGATGCTCATAAATTTCGAGGGATGTTCCGACATCCTAATACATCCTCCGACTACATCTTAAATCCTCGTCGCTGTTGCCCCTTTTTACCGCATAACTGCAACGTAATCGCTCACTTATTGCCCTGTTAAGCGCCAACCCGGGCAACATCCATCACAATTTTCGCACATCTTTAATGATGTCTCACAATCTCTCATAAATTTTAATGATGTCTCACCATCCCTCATAATTTCCCATAAATTTTAATGATGTCTCACAATCTCTCACAATTTCTCACAAATTTTAACCATCCCTCAACATCTCTCACAATTTCCCCACATTTTTAATGATGTCCGACCATCCCTCATAAATTTCAAACATCCCTAAGGATGTCTTGCCCGGTTGCCCCAAGCCCCCGGCCCTCTGCCCTTAACCGCCCAATGGGTGGATTTGCCCGTTGGATTGCCCCTTTGCGCCCCGGCACGCCTTTGGCACGGATGAACCCCCGTGGAATGATTCACCGCCCCTTTTTTGATTCAACCCGGCAAAGAACACAAAAACCCCCATCGGAACGATTCACAGCCCTAATTTTTGATTCAGAACGCTGTTGAATCAAAAGAATCGGAATGAATCGATTCATTGCCCCCTTTTTTGATTCTGAATGGTTCTGAATCAAAATACCGCCCGGGAATCGATTCGACAGCATTCACCCGGGTCATTGCGCCGGGTAATGCCCGGTTATGGCCGGTTATGGGCCGATAACCCCGGCAAAGCGCCCCCTAAATCGAGTCAGAACCATTCAGAACGCTCCTGAATCAAAAGAATCGATTCAGCCCCCCTTTTTTTGATTCAGAACCATTCAGAATCAAAAGAATCGGGATGAATCGGTTCATTGCCCTAATTTTTGATTCGGAACGCTCGTGAATCAAAAGAACCCCCGTGAATCGTGTCTGCCCGGTTCATTTGGGTCAATGCCGGCGTTGACCAGCCCTTGCGCCCTCCCCCCAACGGCCTAAAGGCAACGGCCCCCGGCTCGCCTCCCCAACACTTCCACGGCAAAACGCAGTAACTCCACGGCCCGCACGGAGAAACTCTGCCCCCTCCGGGAGAGTGACCATCCCTTTTCCCGGAGAAGCGCCCGGCGATTTGGGGATTGCTCCGGGAGTAACTCTGCCCCCCTCCCGCAGAAACCTCCCGCTAAAAAGAAGAGTCTCCCGCCAAAAAGGGAGTGTCTCCCGCACAAAAGGGAGCCTCCCGCAATCCTCGTCGACAAAACGCCCATTTTATCAAAGAACTGCCCTAATATGGCTTAATTGCCGGCTTGCTCCCCGCATAAAAAGAAGAGCGCCCGCAGAAAAAAGGAGACTGCCCGCAGAAACTCCGCCTTGCTCCCGGAGACGCCCCGGCTTACTCCCCCCCGGGACGGGAGAGTGAGGGTGCGGACTTCGTAGAGTGAGGATGCCGGCTCCCGGATATTTTGCGCCGGCGCCCGGGAGAGTCACGGTCTTTCCCGGGGATATTATCCGCCTTAACATACGGCGTCCCGGATTGCGCCGTGTTTCCGCCGTCCATACTCGGCAATCAAAACCGCATCGCAACGCCCGTCTAATATTCTGCCCCTCTCGGTCTTAAATACTTCCTTTGGGAATAATGCCGATGCCTTATCATACGAGGCACCTTTTGTCGACCGCTTGCCGTCCTTCTTAACCCCAAACTCTTTCTGCCACGCCTGTGCTGTCGGCGTAACATAAGGCACCCCGAACGCCGTAAGCATACCAATCAATAATCCGTATTGCTCCCCGTGTGAAAAAGACTGCACGGCACCTTCCCCCGGCCACGTCCACTGCCTCTCTAAATAACAAACCGTGTTCCCTTGCGCCCCCGCTGTTCTTATAACCCGTGCCAACGCCGGGATGTCTACCTTTGTCTTAGGAGCCTTTGGCTTTCCCATCGCCGTCTTGCCCGGTCTCGCCTCTTGGAACGTCGGCATATCCCATATCAATAACGCCCCATCGCTTTCGACCTTAACTAACGCCCCGGTTTTACCCGGGTCAATTCCAATTATGACCATTTCGTAACCCCTTGCTATTAAACACTTTTGTCTTGCCTCTCCACCCCCCGGAGACCGCTTGCCATTATGAGCATATGCTCACCCCGACGAACAAGAACAGCCGATTGACCTTACCGGCGCAATCGACTTAACCCATTCAAATTATTAAACTTACGCTTCTCCCCTCGCCCTGTCCTCAACGGCAATCCCTTCGCCGACCTCAACCCCTAACGCCTCGGCAGTAAAAACTGCGTCCTCAACTTCGTCCGGCCCAATCGCAATCCTTACAACGCCGTGCGTGTCAACGTCCTCAAGGGATATCGACCGGCTCTCGTCCATCGCCCCGAGGAGTGTTGAGAGCGCAACCTTATGCCCGGCGGGTAAACGCTTCAGCGTCTCGTTTGTCTTTTCGCTTTGGTCACTTAAACTTATGTTAGCGTTGATGTTATTGATAGTGACTTGGCTACCGGCGAGGACGCTTTGGAGTTGCCAAAGCAGTTTTTCGTTCTCGTTTATCACACGGAGGAGACCGATGTAAGCGTTCCAGTTGACCGTTGTGCTTCCTTTGATAGCGGTGAGGTCAGAGGCGAGTGTGCGGAGCCGAACCTCGAGGGCTTCCTTTGCTGATTCGCAGAGGACTTCAGTTGGAAATTGTAGACGGTTGTTGCCCGCCCATTTGATTGCCTTTTGAACGGTCTTATCGCAAACGCCGAAGAGTTCGGTGAGTTGTTTAAGGGTAAAATGGCCTACGGAGTAATGCGTCCATATCTTTAGATACTGCGCTTTTGTTAAATCCGTTATTGGAATTTCGTGCGTTGTCATTAACTTACCTCGTTATGCGAAGATTGAGGAGCCGGTTCTTTTTCTTCTTCCGGCGGTTGTTCTTCCATAACCCGTTCTGCCCCAACGTATTGTGAACACACCACTGCAAGCGCCGTTGACCTGATATTCTTCTCACCTTCCGGGACGGTTGATTTGGCTTTCTCTATGGCTTCTTCTAAGGCTCCGGCTTGGCTTGGTCTCATCACGAAAGTAAATATTACGGGCATTTCCTCCTCTTCCTCCATTGCTTTTGTTTCTAATTCACCTCCAAAGTCTTCCGGCAATTTTAGTAATGCGAGGTTGTCCATTAGTTCTACCTCTTCATAGGGGAGGCGAGAGGCTAATTCTTCGATAGTCATTTCTTTACTTAGTTCGTGTATTAAGTTTGCCATACGGATTGGGATTGCCGTCCCTCGCATATAGTTTAATTGGATAGTTTTAATTTTGGCTTCTTGTTCGTCGTAGGGTTGGACGATAG